CACCTGGAGACGTTGCAAAAGAAATAAGCAAGTATACAAAAGAGCAGGAAGAAGATCGAACGCTAAGCCTAAGAATCCAAAGGAATGCAGATTGGATCAAACAACAAAACAAGGAGACAGACTAATGAAGGACTTTGAAGCAATCGGCCTTTGTGAAGGTTTTATTGAATGTAATAACAAAAATAAAATTATTAAGGCTTGGCAACATTTAATAGACACTGGAAGGGCTTGGACTTTGCAGGGTTGGTTTGGGCGTACTGCCTCAGATTTAATTCAGCAAGGAATATGTAAAAAACCAAAACAACAAAACAAGGAGACAGACTAATGACTACATATAAATCAGCATATAAGACGACTACGTTTGTAGAAGGTGACACCATTAACGTTGTGCATCATTCAACAAAAATAATTGAACATAATGTGTTAAACAAAACCATCCGATTAAATAACGGCGGATGGTTCTCGAAGACCACTAAGGATAGGATGCATTCTTATTTAATTACTAATGCAAACTATAAACTGTACCAAAAGAAGGGCGAGTGGATCTTGGACCAGGTAGATAAAAACAATGACTACAAAACCATTAAAACGATTCCATATGAAAACGGAATGATCCTGCAGCTGTCGGAGGTTTTGTAAATGCATAAATTTTTGGCCCTGCTCATACGCAGCATTGTCTTCTATCCTAACTTTTTTTTGTTGGTGATGGTTCTATTAATAATATTTTAACCAGGTCTAGTTGACCCAAAATGAACGACCCATTTTGGACGGTATGGCCCTTGCATCTCCCATAAAGATGGGATATAAGGTATTATAAACAATATAGGAGATAAAATGACTGAAAAAGAACTAGACAGCAAAACATACGAAGGAATGGGCCTAACCCCTAAAGCCTTTGTTGAGTTACGGATTGTTGAGCTAATAAAAGCAGACGTCGACGAGCTAAGAGCTGAGGAAATTAAGCTGACCGCTAGAGGTAAGGCTTTTTTAAATGCTCTAATAAAAAAGAATAATGAGCTAGTTGAGGGCTGGAGCAAGTACGGTGACTGCTCAGCTGAGCGGATCGAGTATAAATTTTAAATAGAATGGGCCAAGTAACCCTTGGCCCATTTTGAACACTAAGAAAAAAATAATACTTGCATCTCCCATCTAGATAAGATACAAGAGTTATAACAAAGGAGATAAAATGAAAAATAAAATAATAAAAAATAAAAAGATGTCACCTGAGACTTACGAATTAAAACAAATAGTTTTAGGTATAATCTATAAAGCTAAAACAATTGCTAAGCTGCCGTGGATCCAAGTTAAAGTTGGAGATGCAACAGCAGGTAACGAGGCAACCCTGGGCCTTGCTAAGCTTAGAGCCAACAAGTTATGGATCACTGAAAAGGCGATCAATTACGGTTTAGATAAGTTAACACACGTAGTACTTCATGAAGTGTTGCACGCTGTGTACGGCAAGGACCACGACGAGAGCTGCCCTTTAATGTCAGCTTGCCTGCCGGCAAAACCTCTGAGCCAGGACGAATGTTACAAACACTTTGTAAAACATATTAAATAGTTTATCTCCCAAACGTGGCCCGTGATCCGGGCCACGTCTCCCATCGTAGAGGTACCAACGAACTTTCAGACATAAAAAATTTTTATTAAAATTTTTTCCAGGAATTTTATACATAAAGAAACAATTTTGGTCTTAACCTTGCATAATAAATAGATGTAGTGTATCCTTAAACGTATTGGGGACCCATCTAAAAGGGACCCAAGCAAAACTGAATTATGTCAGCGAATACTGAATTATTAACGACAGATCAATTACGATTGAAGTTAGAAAAAACTTGGATTAATCATATAAAATTATGTCAGGACAACTTTTTATATTTTGTAAAAACTGTTTGGCCTGATTTTATTTGTCGTACAGAAAGGGACCCACGCAAATGGGGCCACCATCAGCATATAGCTTCTGAATTTACATTGATTGCAAAAGAGAGTGCAGGAAGGTTAATAGTTAATATGCCACCAAGACATACCAAGTCTGAGTTTGCATCAATTTATTTTCCTGCTTGGTACATTGGTAAATATCCTAAAAAGAAAATTATGCAGGTGTCACACAACGCAGAACTATCTGCAAGGTTTGGTTCTAAAGTTAGAAACTTAATTGATAGTGCAGAGTATAAAGAGATCTTTGGAGATGTTAAACTACGAGAAGATAGTAAGGCCAAAGGACGTTGGGAGACCAATCATGGTGGGGAATATTATGCAGCGGGTGTAGGCGGTTCTATTACAGGACGAGGGGCGGACTTACTTATTATCGACGATCCACACACAGAACAAGATTCACTTTCTGATTCCGCAATGGAAAGAACTTACGATTGGTATTTGTCAGGGCCACGTCAGCGTTTGCAACCTAAAGGTTCTATTGTTTTAGTTATGACACGTTGGGCACAAGATGATCTAACAGGAAGATTATTGAAAGCACAAACAGAACCTAAAGCAGATACTTGGAGACAAATTTCTTTTCCCGCAATCTTACCAAGTGGCAATCCCGTGTGGCCTGAATATTGGAACCTAGAAGAATTGGAAAAGGTTAAAGCGTCGTTGTCCGTGAGGCATTGGTCGGCACAGTATATGCAAGAACCAACTTCAGAAGAAGGAGCCATCATCAAGCGTGATTGGTGGATCCCGTACCACGGCCCAATGCCCGTACTTAAACACGTCATTCAATCTTACGATACGGCGTTCAGTAAAAAAGAAACTGCCGACTATTCTGCGATTACCACGTGGGGAATTTTTTCACCACAAGATGGTGCAGCTGATGCAGTGATGCTTATCGATGCGGTTAGAGGTAAATACGATTTCCCTGAACTAAAAGCTGTTGCCTTAGATCAATACAAATATTGGCAACCTGAATCTATTATCATCGAGGCAAAAGCCACGGGCCAACCATTGATACACGAGCTTCGTAGAATGGGTATACCGGTATTAGATTACGTACCATCTAAGGGAAGAGATAAACATACAAGAGTTAATGCCTGTGCTCCTATCTTTGAATCAGGCCAAGTTTATTACCCTCACGGCGAGAAGTTTGCTGAAGAGGTTATTGAGGAATGTGCAGCTTTTCCGCACGGAGAACACGACGATTATGTGGACAGTACGACACAAGCTATGTTAAGATACCGACAAGGTTATTTTGTAAGTACTTATTCCGACGAAAAGGAAGAAGAAAGTATTTACACTCACGAAAAATATATATATTACTAAGGAGAATACTATGGCAAAAAAATCAAAAAAAATCGCAGCGGCTATTGCTGCGGGTTTAGCTGCTTACGGTGCTTCTAAGATGTTAGGAAAAAAAGGCATGGGCGAAAAAGCTGCTAGTGCCATGGGTCCTTCATATGACGAAGCTGGCGTATCAATGCTAAGACCAGAAGACACATCTGCAAGAGCTAGAATCAGATCTATCGGAAGAAGAAAAATGTATCAGGATATGCCTATGTCAGGACAAGACGAAATGTTTGGACTTGGGGCAATGGATGGTGCTAAGTACGGTAAGATGATGAAAGCTAAAGGTGGCACTATGGTTATGGCTAGAGGTCAAAAATTAGGAAGAAAAAAACCAACTAAGATTTGCTAATGGCTGAAGTAGACAAAGTAATGGAAGAGGCAGTTGTTGAAACTCCTCAGACAGAAGAGATTGATATCGAATTAGAATCGGGAGACGAAACTGCAACGTCGGAAGAAGTTGCAGCCGTTTCTGATGAATTCTATAAAAATCTTGCGTTAGATTTATCTGAGGACGTTCTAAAAAGTATTTCTAAAGAACTTGTCGACGAATACAAGAAAGATAAAATTTCAAGAAAAGATTGGGAGACATCCTACACAAACGGTTTAGATCTATTAGGATTTAAATATTTTGAAATGACTAGACCGTTTAAAGGATCGGCAGCCGTGACTCATCCACTCTTAGCCGAAGCCGTTACACAATTTCAAGCACAAGCCTATAAAGAATTATTACCAAGCGATGGTCCTGTAAGAACCAAAGTGATTGGAGCTGAGGATCAACAAAAAGTTGAACAAGCAAGTCGTGTTCAAGAATTTATGAATTACATGATCACAGATCAGATGGAAGAATACACACCTGATATGGATCAACTATTATTTTATTTACCACTAGCAGGTTCTGCATTCAAAAAAGTTTACTACGATGAAATTATGCAAAGAGCAGTTGCTAAATTTGTACCGGCAGAAGATTTAGTGGTGCCTTACTACGCAACTGATTTAATGGATTGCGAAAGAATTACTCACGTTGTTAAGATGGGAGAAAACGAAATCTTAAAACAACAAAAAGCAGGCTTCTACAGAGATGTAGAATTACAACCTGTTCAGTTTGAAAAATCACAAATACAGAAAAAATACGAAGAGCTAGAAGGAATTTCTCCAACAGGAGAAGATCCTAGCAACTTTAACATTTTAGAAATGCACGTAGATTTAAATTTAGAAGAATATGAGTATGAAGATGCAGAGAAAGATGTAAAACTTCCTTACATTGTTACCATCGATGAAGGTTCAGGAGAAGTTTTATCCATTTATCGTAACTACGATATGACGGATGAGATGAAAAAAAGAAAAGAATACTTCGTTCACTACAAATTTTTACCAGGTTTAGGCTTTTATGGCTTCGGTTTAATCCATATGATAGGTGGATTATCGCGAACAGCTACACAAGCACTAAGACAATTGCTAGATGCGGGTACATTATCTAACTTACCTGCAGGATTTAAGTCGAGAGGCATCAGAATTAGGGACGATGATCAGCCATTTAGACCTGGAGAGTTTAGAGATGTGGACGCACCAGGCGGAAATATCAGAGATCAGTTTCAAATTTTACCATTTAAAGAACCATCAGCTACATTATTTCAACTTTTAGGCTTCGTGGTTGGTGCAGGTCAGCGATTTGCAGCAATTACAGAGATGGATGTA